GGATGACGCCACTAACTTTGTCTCGGAACGTGCTAGCGCGGCTAATATTAACCCCAGTACTATCCCGCAACACGTCTGGACAACTGGAGCTGGCCTTGGGAGTCCAGCGCGAGCAGCAGACTACGTTCTTGCCTGGCTAAACTCGCAAAACGAGGATGCTGGGAAAGTTGAGCAGATTGCTGCAAAAAAGCGTGCAGCCGGAAACGGTACACCGCAGCGCAGTGGACAGAATCAATCTATCGAAAGCCTCATTCAAGCCTATGGCGAGGGTGGGGACATTACCGTTACTGAAAAGCGGCGTGTGATGGAACATCTAGGACTATAAAAGCAATAGGAGAACTACGTGGCTACCACTGGTAACACGACTACTACAGCACTCTCCGACAGTCTTCCGACTATCATTGCCGCTGCTCGCATTGTTCGCGAGTATGAGGGAACGATGACTTCAAGCTCTGTCGTTGACAAGGTTACGCTCAAAGCAAACTCTGGCATTGGTTGGAATGAGATCCGCCTCGATAAGTTGACGGCACAGGGCGTCACTGAAGCGACGGTTCTCAACAACCCTCAGCAGATGGAAGATACCCTTCTGACGCTGACGCCAACAGTTGCTGGTATTCATACGGTTATTACTGACCGTGTGCGACGGCGACTGTCCTCGAACGTGCTCGCAAAGATTGGCTCGTTGGGCCAGAACGCGATGCAGCGTAAGAAGGACGTTGACGGTCTTACGCAGTTGGATTCGTTCTCAGTTTCACTTGGTGGAGCCGGTACGACCCTTACTGTCGGCATCGTCTCGGCTGCTGTTTCTCGAATCTTTGGTAACACGACTGAGCCTGCCCCTCCCGGCAATGTCTCTATCGTTTTGCATCCGTTCCAGATCAAAGATATCCAAGATCAGCTCACGACTGGCATTGCTACCACGGCTGCCCAGGGAGCCGCTGGGATTAGTGATGGTCTGACTGCTGAGATTGTTAGAAACGGATTCTCGGGTACGTTGTTCAATGGCAATGTCTTCGCTGATGGCAACATCAGCATTGATACCAATGACGACGCTAAGGGTGGTGTGTTCCACCAGCAAGCCGTCGTTCTCGTTGAGGGGCACTCGGTACTGGCCGAGACTCGTCGCCGTCCAGACATCGGTGGTGGTGCTGACGAAGTGTTTATGTACGATGAGTACATCTTCGGTGAGCGCCGCGATGAGTGGGGCTACGAGATCTTCACTGACGCTACTGCGCCAACCTCTTAATAGAGTACGAAAGGAGATATTCAAATGGCCGCTGAAAGCCGAACTACGACTTTCCACATCAATACGCTTGCGAACGCTGCTACTCGCTCATTCTTTGTTACCGTGCCTGACGCTACCCGCGTCTTGAGCATGTTTGCAGTGTCTGAGTCTGCGATTGCAGCGCACGCGACTACCGTTCTGAAGTTTGAAGTCATTGATGGTTCTACCACAATTGGTCGTATCACTAATGACTCAGACGAGACTAGTGTTGCTGCTACTCCGGGTGTTGTCGGGATTAATTCCGCAGCATATCTTGCGGAGACTACGCGGGAATTGTCGTTTGGATCAGCAACCACAACTGGCGCATTGGCAGTAGCCGCTAGCGGCGTGCTGGAGCTTATCGTCAGCAACGATACCGGGGGTGCTGTCACCGACACCATCTACGGCATCGAGTGGCTGGTTAGTAAGTAATATGAGTGAACTGACTGCTGCCGCATCCATCATCCATAAAGATGAAGCTGCACTACGGCTAGAGGAACTAAATGTTCCTGGAACGATAGGGCGGGAGATGCGGCGGCGTCAGTTCATTCATGTTGTTAGAGATGATGAACGTGCCGTTTGGTCAGAAGACCTTGGCCCGTCTGACTCCTTTCATTCACCAGAGTTTTCGATTCCCTCACTAATGGAGCATACAGTTGCAGAACTGTTGGAGATGGCTGAGAAACTTCGCGATTCACCTGCGGGACACGACCGGCTTGTAGAATTGGGTGAATCAAGTAGTCTCATTGAAGATGCAATACAACAGGCTGAAGAGAGTACGCTGAGGGCGCGCCGTACAAGTGTGAATGGCCCGTCTGTCACCGTACAAAGGAGTTAGCTGATAATGGTCGCTGAGAACGCTATTGCCGGTGCTGCCGCCGATGCTATCACCGATGCGATGAAGTCCGGTGGGCTAGATCGCGTCATCGTCAACAACGACGAATACTCAATGACCTATACTGGTGCTACTCGTGACGGCCAAGATGCCGATGAGTTCGCATATGTCATTTCTATGCTTGATGGGAGCACTTCTCGCGTACTGAAGCACAAGCTGAGCGAGGTATTGCGTAAGCGATCCGCCAATGGCGCTCCTAAGTTCTGGATTGACGGGATGCCAGGCACTCCACCCAAGCAGGACGCCGGTGTACTAAAGTGCCTATTGCACGCAGAGCACAGCAACCGTGAATGGATCGATAAGTCTGGTCTTACTGGACGAACGTGCCCCAAGTCCAACCTGAAGTCAGAGTTTGATGTTGAAAACCACATGCTTCACCGACACCCGCAGGAAGCGCGTCTAATCAATACAGCCCTTGAGCGTGAACGCACTGCTGAGGCTCGTGAACTAGCCAGCCTTCAGATTGAAGCAATGCGGGCACCGCAGGCTGCGCGACGTGGCCGCCCACCGAAGACTGAGGAATAAAATATGGCTGGACAGACTGGGATTGTTAATACCTATACGCATACCGCAGTAGCCGTGGCTGTCACGTCCACTACGCTTCTTGCCGCTAACGGTAACGCAGCATATCGGCTCTTTATCAATGATAGCGACACTGCTGTCTATATCAATCTAGGCACTACCGCTGTAGCCAACACGGGGATTCGCCTTAACTCGGGTGGCGGATCATACGAGATGTCAGCCCATTCAGGCAACCTCTTCACTGGTGCTATATACGCAATCCAAGCTGACTCCGGTACCAAACTCGTACTTGTGAGTGAGGCAAGCGCCTAATGTCTCTTACCGGAGCGGCGCTTCTTAGCGGGCTATCCGGCTTTATTGGTGATGACTTCACTGGTACGACTACATCTACAGGCTCAACAGCGGGAGATGTCCTTGTTGACACCGCCCTGAGTGCTCATGGTGAAGACTCGATCCGTGATTACTACATTAGAATCACAGCGGCAGGCACTAACCAATACATTGTTAGGCGCATTAGCCAGTTAACTTCGTCTACCGGCACGGTGACTGTAGTTCCGCCATTCCCGGCTCAGGTTGCTTCTGGAGTAGCCTACGAGATGCACCGGTATGACCCGCGTGAGAAGTTTGCATGTTTGGATGAGGGACGCCTACGGGCATACCCTCATATTGCCCAGATTGTATTCGATGAGTCATTGACAGGTGATTCATACAGTCGTGAGTTTGATATTCCCGCAAGCGTTCGCAAGGGGCCGGTATACGCCTTCATCGAACGACCAATGGGTTCGTCTTCGCAGTGGAACTTCATTACCAACCCGGAATTTGACACACTAACTGGGTGGACGGCTGCGACTGTTACAGCATCACTGTATAGCCAGCAGAGTGCAGACCTCATTGTCCCTAAGTATGGCAATACCTGCACTCGTATTCTCGTCAATGGAAGTACGACGGGAATCTACAGCCAGCCAGTAGCGTCTATGGCGAATGGGATCACCGCAGCTCTCAGCGCGGGGCGGAAGATGACTCTGGGTATGTGGGTTTATAACGCCACTGCCACCACGACCACTAGGATTTTCATCCAAGATGACGGCACGACACACTACAGTGCCACGCATGGCGGGGCAGGGTGGGAGCTACTTACAGTTTCGGCTGTCATTGATGGAGACAATGCAACTCTACTGACTGCTGGAATTAATGCCACTACGACTACCTCTGATAAGGGGATTGTGTTCGCCGAACGAAGCTGGCTCTACTACGGCGATAGTGGGCGAGTAACTAGCATCTACCCAACAAGGGCGACCGCCCGTATTCGGCGCGATGACACTACACAGAAGATCATGTTCGACGACATACCCCCACGGGGTAGGCAGATCCGGATCATTGGCCGTTCACCACTCAGTGCCCTTGGCTCTACTGCCAGCACCCAGGTGAGTAACACAATGGAGCTAGACGAAGCGGCTGCACAGATCCTATATGCCTACTCAGCTCAGACCATGTTTGAGCGTGACGGTATCTATGCCGATATGCCAGAAGAGGTGCAGGCAAGGCTGTCTATTGTTCAGCAAAAGGCCAGCGAGTTTGAGACTAAGTGGCCGTTTACCATGTTGCCGGGGGCCGTAATACAAGGGCCTTTCAAGAAATAATGGCTCATCGAGTACGTGAGCGTGGTTCTTACGACATCTACATTGAGTACGATGATGTCAAGGTAGGGTACAAGCTCGCCGACGGTGAGGGAGGCTTATCGTGGCATCACGGCCTACAGCCCCTACTCCCGGCTGAGCAACGTACTGCCGGTGCGTTCGAGTACCAGCAGATCCCCGCTGAGTCTGATGTTCCACTCGGATTCGATAACTGGACTAGCGGTTGTGGTGTCTTTGAGGTATCTAACCCTCAAGCAAACGGCACATACAACTATTCACAGAATATTGACGCATCGTACGGTGACCGCCTGTACCTGTCGCCCGCGTTCAATGAAGTATTCAAGACCAAACCCTCAACGACCATCGAAGCCGCCCCTACCTATCTCTCTGAGACATCGATTGGGCTATTCCTCTGTGCTGGTCGGTATATCTACAAATACGGCACTGCTGATGAGGTATTCGATCAAGTCTTAGACCTCGGCGCTGGGCAAGCTGCTTCGGGGCCGATAGTAGAGTTCAGTGGGCGCATCTATCTACCTGCCGGGGATGCGTTGGCCTATCGATTCTCTACCAATGGCACGTCATGGACTACATCTACTGCCAGTGACCCGTACGCCAAGTTTTTTGCAGCTCGCGGGCGTGCAACTACTAACCCGCAGTTCTGGAAGGTCAATGACAACGGTAACTTGAAGGTATCTGCTGCCCCGCAGAACAGCGGTGCAACATGGAGCACTGCAACACCTACCGGGCACACCTCAGAGACGGTCAACGGGCTTGTGACAGCCGCTGACAAGCTCTGGGTAACGAAGGAAGAGGGCATCTTCTCCTACGACGGCACCACAGTCCAGGATTTCTGGACTGGTGGGCGTCAGATGCGGCGTCCGTCCAACGGTACAAACCCATTGCAGTGGGTAGATGGCCTTATCTACGTCCCTTACGGTGACCGGCTCATGCAGGTTGACCCCGTGAATGAAACCTTCACCCTCGTATACCCCACTGACTACATGCTTGGACATGATGAGCTGAATGGTTCGCTCACTGCCATAGCAGGGGATGCCGACTGGATGTATATCGCCCAGAAGAACAATGCTGGCGATACCTACATCATCAAGTTCAATCCGTATAAGACAATACATACGTGGGTGTATCAATCATCGAATGATTGCAACTGCCTGCTTGTAGTCGGTGCCGGATCTATCAATAGCACCAATCCCGCTGTTATTGCAGGCCACGAGAATACTATTGGCTACTACACCAATCCTCCATCGGGCCTACGGCCAGAAGATGACGATAATTATCTATTCACTGCCAGCACTGGTGTAATCACTGGCCCGTATGTCAATGTCGGTGCAAAGCTGTTCAAGAAGTTCCTCAATGCCGGTCGTATCCTTGGTACGAACCTTACGGGTGGTAAAACGTCAACTCTTCGCTATGAAATAGATTACGGCACCCCTGTAAGTATCGTGACGGCTAGCAGTAATGGGGAAACGTCTGCGGCAGTTACTTCTGAGGTTGAGTTCAACCAGATTCGTTACAACATGCAGATGGTTACTGGCGTATCTACACGAACCCCGATCACTCGTGCCATTGTCCTCAATACCATCCTAAACCCACCACGCAAGAAGGCTTGGCGGTTCGCTGTTGAGGTAGGTAGTGGCGTGGTGCTCTCATCTGGTAACAGGGCATCCCTCGCTGGCAATTACCTTGAGTCGTTCCTGTTCGCTGGTTCCCAGAAGCGAGTAACTCTGTATGACAGGCGCGCACAACGTACATTCATCGGTCGGATCATCGATATCCAAGGTCGTATGACTCAAGCCCTGGCAGCCGGTGACTTCGAGATATTCGACATTCTATTCTATGAGATCTCCGAGACATCTTCGGGCGATATTGCTGTCTATAACAGATCCGCCTACAATACCGGCAAGGTTTACGGGAGCTAAACATGGCACTTGTTAGCGTCAATCCCCTTGACGAAGTAAAAGCAACTGATATAAATCAGTTCAAAGACGCCCTTGAAGGTGCGGTTGCTGGTACTGTTCCCTTCTTTTTGCGTACTGCTACCGGAGAAGACTTCATTATTCGGCTTGGCGGGAATGCTTCCACTCGCAAGCTATCGGTTCAGGACTCTGATGCTGCTGAAGTATTCAAGGTTGATGCCGACGGGAACCTTACTGCTGCTGGATCATTCTCTCCGGGCACACTTATTCTCCCATCTAGCACAACCCCTACCCCTACGGCAGAGGGTGATATCCAGTGGGACTCCAATGACAACCATCTAGTTATCGGGGATGGCTCGGGACAGGTCAACATCGGGCCGGTAGCATCGGTATTAACAACGACTGGCGACATTCTCTACGCTAGCTCTGCGGCTACATTGGCTCGGCTTGCCGCCTCAACAGACGGCTATGTCCTCACATCTACCGGAGCTGGATCTGCCCCTGCATGGGAAGCTATCACGGGTGTGCCGACGCTGGTGCTGAAGACCAGCGATCAGGCAGTCGATAACAGCTCCACGCTAGTCAATGACTCACAGCTACTATTCGCGCTGGAAGCGAACAGCTACTATCTGGTCGAAGTGGGTATTTACCTCACCTCTTTCCATACTGGTTCGATGAAGCACCAACCTACCGTTCCAAGTGGCACGACGTGGGGGTTCGGTGTGTTCCCATATGTCAGTGGCTATCAGGATGCCTACGATTCGTGGGGGACGGGTGGTGATTACACTACGGCACGCATCATCAAGAG